GTCCTCACCCTCCACCGGTGCCATTTTCAGTTCGGCCAGCAAGTCGTAAGTGATGGCCTCGCCAGCATCCGACTCCAGGTCGGTCAGGATCTGAATTGGCACCTCGGCTTCGGCACCGCGCGCCATGAAGCGCTGGTTGAAGTACGATTTCTGCGACGTGTCGTAGGCCAGCAGCCCGCTCCACTTTTTGATTGCCTTTGCGTCATTGACGCCTACGATAGTGCGAGCCATTCAATACTCCTTTGGTTTGACCCATAAAGAGCACGTCCTGCGCTCGCTGCGATAAAAACATCACATCGCTGTGACTGCATGCACTCTGTCATGCTTGGAACGACATCAGAGCATGCTTGTCACGCCTTTTGTCGATCTCGTTGCGAATTTGCCATGCTTGGAACGTGGCCCGCTACCTGGCCGGTCTGCATCGCCTGCTTTTCGATGCGGACTTCGGCCGGCGCCGTCACCCGCAGCCGTACCAGCTGCCCACTCTTTTTCACCAACTCCACCACGGTCGCCAATTGGCCGGCGCCTGTCAGCGCCAGCCGCTCACCGGGCTTGATGTCGAGGATCAGGCTAGGCATACGTTGGGTTTGCGCCAGCATGCTCAGGCCGAGCGCAGAAACTTCTCGCGCTGGGCCGGCGACATGCGCGCAATGGCTTGCTCGTAGGCTTCGCCTTCGAGCGCCAGCACATCGGCAAATTCGCCACCCACATCGCCCGGCCCATCGCCCCCTGGCACATCAGCCAGCGTGCGCGGCGCGGCGTCGGCTGGCGGCTTGCGCCCACTGGTGGTTGGGGTCGGCGTTGGGGTCGGGGTCGGTGTGGCACCCACCGGTGGGAGGTCATGCAAAGCCCGCACGCGCTTGTTGGCCTCAGTCAAAAACCACTCCATGGACTTATCCGCATTGGCCGGCTTGGCAGCCAGGCTCTTGACAAACTCGTCCAGGTCGGCGCTTTTTTCCGTATCGGTGCGGTAGTCAATGCCGCCCGGCGTGCTGGCCGTTTGCGTCAAAAAGTTGCCAACCGTGTTCAGCCAAACTTGCTCAGCCGTCTGCGCCTGCATTTCCTGCGAAATCTCGGCCTTGGTACGCGCCACCGTCAAGGTTTCTCGCTGCGCCGTCAATGCGCTGCGCTGTTCCTCAAAGTCGTCAAACTCAATCTCCCCTGATCGAAACTTGGCTTTAAGCTGCGCCTCCTTGTCGGCCAGGTCCTGCACCATGTCCTGAAAATTGGCGGGTAGCTGGGCGTCATAGCCCTTCGCTGCCGTCTGGGGTGCCACCGCTGCTGGAGCCGGGTCTGCGGCGGCTGCCGGGGCTGCTGCTTGCGTTGTGGTGTCGGCTGTATCGCCATCGCCATCGTCATCACCATCATCGCCATCGTCATCACTGGCATCGTCTGCACCGTCGCCGGCCAGGCGCTGCATGCCGGCAATTTCATCGGGCGACAGGTCACTGCCCTCGATGGCCTCGCGTTCCTCATCGGTCAACAAATCCAGGGCTTGGGCGTCTAACGTACTCATGCGCGTTTCCTTTCAGGGGGGGTAAAACAGGGGGGGTAAACAGGTGCAGGCCGGCGCTTTAGGAAGCATCCATGCCAGATTCGGAGGCAATGGCAGCCACTTCCATCAGCTTCTTTTTGGCCAGTGCTCGGACCTTCGCCATGCGCTTGGGGTCCTTCTCAATCTTTTCGCACTCCATCAGGGTGCGCAGATCGCTCTCAACCTGCCAATCGTCCTCGCCTGAGCGCATGCCGAGGGTGTTGCTGCTTGCTTTGCGTTTGGTAGCCATGGTGCTGGATGCCCTTCAAAAAGATGGGCCACTCTGCCATGCTTGGAACGACCGCCAAAGCCAAAAATAGGGTTGCGCTAGGCGGCCGCTACCGAGCGGCCACTGCCGCAGGTTTGACGCCACACAGCAGCAGCAACTCGGGCGTCACCCGGAAGTGCGGCACCTCTTGTTTGATGGCCAGCCAGCACCATTCAAAGCAGTAAAAGCGCGTGTCATCGGTCACGCGCAGGCCCACAAATGCCAGCAGGCTCAGCCAGTCGTAACGCGACCCCTCCAGGTGCGCAAACAGGCGCAGCGCTGCCTGATCGTCGCCGCCCACATCCACCAAGTCCCAGCGCTCCGGCTCCCACTCCTGCGCCGGCAAACTGTGCAAACCACGTGCGGCATTGGCATGGAACAGGCGCCCATCAATCACAATGCCACCGTGGCAGTACCGGCTCACCAGCCGCGCCCGAATAGCCCAGCACGCCAAACGCTGCCACATATGGGCATTGCTGGGTGCGGTTGAGCGCAGTGCCAGTTTCACAGCACCGCCCCATCGCGGGAAAGCTGCTGCGCTCTCACCGCCGCCAAAATGCCCAGCATGATCTGCAGGTAGCTCATGCTCGGGTTGCCTGGCAGCGCCTGACCGGTTGCCGGGTCCACCAGTGGCACCATCATCTGCATGTCCTGCGGCATCACATCGAAAGAGAACAACCCAATATCACCCAAGGATCGAATGGCACCACCGGCCAGGCGTACCGCCTCCTCTTCAGTGCAAACAATGGTTGCCGTGTTGGCGGCTGGGTAGGTAATACGCAAGTCGCGCACCCGCACAAATGGGGTGCCAATCTCTGTGCTGTCGTAGTTGTGCATGTTTGACCTTGTTAGACCGTGCGAGACAATTTGACTTTGACCTGACCGGCTGCAACTGCGGCCACGTCGGTGTCGGCAACACCAGCGGTGATGGCAATACCCAGCCCGAGTGCAAACCGGTAACCATTGAAGCCTGGCGTTAGCTCCACCTGACCATTGGCGGGAACCGTAATCACCATTTCAGGAATATCAGTGCCAACAGTAGGCGCAGTGGCCTTGTTGTAGAGCTTCACGTAGGCTGCCGTAGCCCCGCTATTGCTGGCAAAAAAAGCATTGACGCCAGAGGTGCCGGTAATAATCAAGACACCATTGGTGGTTGCCGCGGAATTGACAAAATAGGGTGTGGCTGGTGCGGCCGGTGTGCCGGCATTGGTCACTGCCGCAAGGGTTGACATCGTGCCAATGTTGCCGATGGAATTCGCGCCGGCCTGTATTTGCACCGGCAGAGCATTCTGCTGCCCCAGAGAACGCGCTCCCTGCAAGTAAACCGGCACGTTGGCAAAATTCTCAATTGCCAGATGGGCCAGTGTGAAGGTGGTAGCAGAAGCCGGTGCCACAGTGCCGTTGAAATTCCAGAGGAACACGTACAGATCAACACCTTGATCGGGAATGTTCTCGTAGCGGCTGGCCCGAGTTGTGAAGTTGGGTGCTGTGGTGGATGCCCGCAACGAGTCAGAGAAAAACACTTCGCGCCCGGTCAACTCGGCTTGCAACACTGCGCCCGGTGATGCCGTGGTGTTGATCGTTGCAGCCGTATCGCCCGTGGCCCAGCCATTGCGCTGGGCATCCACGTTGATGGCTGTAGCGGTGGCGCCAGTCACCAGGTGGCGCACGTAATTGCGGCCAAACAGCGTGCAGGTTCCCGAGCCGGACGCCGGGAAGCCGGCCACGGTGAAGGTAATGCTGACACCAGGGACCACGCTGGCAATGGCATAGCGGCCCGGTACGGCTGCCGCCGCACTGACGATACCGCCAATGTTGACGAACTGGCCCACCATCGTGCTGTCGAAGGTGTTGCCCGGCACGTTGACGGTCACGGACGTGGCGCTGTTGATCGTGAAAGTCAGGTTCTCGCCGATCAAATCGGCCAACATCACCGCGAAGTTGTTGTTGACAATCCGCTGCGAGGCGATCAACGAAAAGCGCTTGCGCATCGAGCCGCGGAAAGGCGCTACGGAGCGCGCCAGGAACTCGGCATTGATGGTGGTGCCGGCGACCACGTTGAGCGAGCCGGCCGCCTGGTTGTAGGTGACGCCACCTGTGACGACCGGAGTTTGAACGAAAAAGCTGTCCAGCACCGATGCACCAACAGCGCTAAACCCGGCGCCGGTAGCGTTTTGCCCGACCAGGCGCATCGCTTGCGCAGATTGGTCAAAGCTGGGAATGCCTGCCAAGGCGGCTGGCAGACGGGCCAGCAAGGTAGTCCAGTTCTGCAGCGCCCGCTTCACCAGACCAATCAGGCCAAACGTGCCGGTATCGCTGCTGGCGGGCGCATCGGCGGGCGATCCAATGTCGCCATCAATGTTGGCAAGACTGACATTGCCGGCCAATTGGTTCGATGCGCTGGCATCACCCGCACCACCACCAGAACCCCCCGAGGATGACACTTTTTCCGCAAAAGTGCCATCGCCCATGTCCACGTAGCGCCGTTTGATGCCATCCGGGCCATTTTGAATGATGTCAGCCATGCCTATACCTCAAAGTCACTTGGTTAAGCCAGAGCCTGCCATGCTTGGAACGCAACTCGGCCCCAGCGCCAGCACATAGGCCTGCAGCGCGCTCAGTCGTCGTTTGACGGGCTCAGCAGCTTCTGCCAGCGCGATAAGCTCTCCCGCGCACTGTCCAGCCACGACTGCGGCGGCGGCGCCACCATCGCGTCCGGGGGCGGAGGCGGCATCACTGCCGGGGGCACTACCAGGGGCGGCGGCAATACCGGCAAGTTGTGCGCGCAGCCGCTCAAGCTCCACGCCAGCACCAGCCACAGCAGTCTCAAATTCACGTTGTTTTGCATTGCTTGCCCTTTCAATCGTGGCCACCCGGGCGGCAGCCTGTTGTTCAGCCAATCGCACAGCGGCGGCAGCCGCCAAGGCCTGCGCCTGATACTCGCCCTGCGCCCGGGCGTAGCCGGCTGCGTCAGCCGAAACCCGCAAATCCTCCAGCTTGGTCAGGCCAAGCGCGGCCAGCCCAACACCAATCAACAGCACAGCCACAACCCCAATCAAGCGCGCGGGCATCATGCGGCGGCACTCCAGGGCGGTGGCAGGCCAGCCAAGGCCGGCGCACTGCTAGGCACGTACACAGTGCGCCCGCTCTTAGGCGGCACGTTCTGCAAATGCACCCATGTCGGCGTCCAGCGCACGTCCTCCATGTGCAGCCCATGCTCCTGCAGCAGATCCACGTGCGCCAGGCACCAGCTGGCAAACTGACGGGCTGGGTCATAGGTGTCAATGCCGCTGGCCTGTTTGTGCGGACTGTTGGCTGCGCCTACCTTGCAATCCAGCGGGCGAAAACCGCCATTGCCGACGCCTGATATGCGGCTGCCAGTGGCCGGATTGATGGGAAAATCGCAGCCATCGAGTTCGGCCAGGGCATGGATTGCATTCACAGCATCAAGCAGCGCCAGCGCCTGGGTGCGGATGGCAGTGCTGGCGTCGGGGTGGTTGACGTAGTGCCCAAAATATTGGGTCAGCGTGATACTCATGGGGTCTATCCCTCTTTCAGCCGGGTTCGGACTATCAAAACGGCAAACCCAACCAGCACACAGACCTGATCCAGTCCGGGCGGCTGTAGTCGCAGCAGCGGTAGGTGCACGCTGGTAAATCCGGCAGTCAGCAGCAGCGGCCCGGCCACTGCGCCACCAGCCCCCAAAGCCAGTAGCAGCCAGGCCAACGCCTTGAGCGCGTCAACCAGCCGCGTGCGACCAGAAATGCCACTGCGCAACGGGTCGGTGCGCTCCAACTTATTCAATGACTCGGCCAGCACCACAACACCGGCACCGACATGCAGCCAGGTCAGTACATCGAGCGCGCCGGCCGTCATTTGTCTGGCCCCTCGTTGAGCGGGCTTGGCGTTTGTGGCTCAAGCGCCTTTTGTTCCGCATTGCCCACCAGTCGGGCTACCGCTATTTGCAGCATGCGCTGTGCCCCGGCGCCTGTGACAAATGCCAGCGCCAAGGCCATGCTGGCTGGAATGTGCGCCAACTCCATCATCGCCGGCCCAAGGTAGCCGGCCAGCGCGGCACTCGCGGCGGCGGTGGCCATGCGCCTGAGCGTGGTGCGCAGCATGTGCTGCCAAGTGTCCCCGCTGGCCGGGACCGCATTGAGCAACACAATGCTGACCAGGGAGCCGGCAAAGCCGGCCAGCAGCATATCGGCGCGCAAGCCGGTGCTGATGCCTAACAACACCAGCGGCGGCACAGTGGCAGCAGCAGCGGCAGTCACAGCAGCGGCGGCGGTAGCGGTTGTGGGCTCAGCCATACATCACCTGGGCAGGCCTGCAATGGGCACGGTTATGTAGTGGGATTCGTGCAGCCACAAGGGGTGGCAGCGGTGCAAACTGGTCACTCGGATGTGCGTAGCATCGCCAAAGCTCGTCGGCGCCGGTATGGTGTACGGACCCCACACCACCATGCCCGCGGGCAAATTGGCGCCCGGGTCCTGGTGCTTGATCTGGTAAATCAGCTTGCTTGGCTGGGTAGCGTCTGCCGCATTGAACGACAGCAGGCTGGTGCTGATAAGCTCACAACTTCGCGCCTTGGTGTAGGAGCCCGTCACCCGGTAGGCATCGGGCATCTTGACCATGCTGGTCACGGCAAAGTCCGTCACCACCGGCCACGCCGCCATTTCAATGTGGTACGTCGCCAGCAGTCCCAAGGATATGCCCACAAAGGGTGCAAACATATGCGCCAGGATCAATCTAAATTTGGTCATCGCGCTCATGGGGTATTCAACGGGTTTTGGATGGCTGGTTGCGCCGGATTCCCCCGCACCAGCGCCTGCAGCGCGTCCAGCCGGTCATTGATGGCTGCAATCTTGGTGTCACTGGCCGCTTGAATCTGCGCTATGCGCTCGGCCGAATCGGCATTGATCCGCGCCACCTGTTGCTCCGTGTCGGCTTTGCGGTTGATTTCCAGCGTGCGGTTGGAGAGTTCGGCCTGCGCCTTGCGCAGTTGCTCGGCCACCCGGTCCATTTCCTGCGCCGCCTGGGCGCGTACCTGCATCACCGCGTCCTGCACGGCGCCTGCTTTATCCCCGGCACCAGCGCCGCCCGGCGCACCGGCTTCCGCTTCCAGCTTGGCCGCCCGGGCATTGATTTCGCGCACCTTGGCCCGTTGCTCTTCAAGGGCCATTACGGCTGACTCGCGTTGCATTTGCAGCGCCGCCTGTTGCTCCTGCGCCTGCGCTTGCGCCTGTTGCTCTTCCTCTGGCGTCATTTGCTTGGATTGATCGCGCTCGCCTGTCATGCCACGAAACGCGGAGGCAATCTCATCCTTGTTGGGCAAGTCCGAGAACTCCATGGCAATCGTCAGCACCTTCAGCGCCACCTCAGGTGGCAGCCGGGTCGCCATGGCATTGAGCGAATCAAACATCACCTGGCGCAGACTGCCCGAGTAGTCTTGCTCAGCCACCATGAAATCAGCCATCGAGGCCGTGATGTCGTTCAAGTAGCGCACCGACCCATCGGCCTGCGTCTCGGGCTGGTTGATCCGCACCCATTCCAGCGCCCCTTTGCTGCCAGTCAGCCGAATAACCCGCTCTTCGGTGTACCACTGCTCAGTCAGGCTCAGCTGCTTTTCGCCCTGAATCTGGCAGGCATAGCGCAGGTTGTCGAACGGCTCAGTGGTGACCACGGAGCCCTGTAACTGCCGCGCCTTGATCGCCTCGCCCGATACCGCATTGGTCTGGCGCCCCATGTTTTCCTGCGCTACGCCGGCCGACTTCTGGATGTTGGTCGAATCCAGTTGCATCATCTGAATCTGGCCGGTGGCGGCATCGGTATCGCGCTTGATCTCCAGCCGGCGCCCTGCCTTGTGCACAATCAGGCCATCGGGTCGGCCCGCCTCGTCGCGCAGGTTGTCCCAATCCTCTGTCGCCCCCTCTTCGGCAATGATCTGGTTCGTGTTC